AGAAAAATCTGAACTAGTTACTACAAAGGAAGTTGATTATTTGGATGAAGATAAAGCTATTAGAGGACAAAATTATGTTCTCTTGTCATTTGTTAGTCCAGAAGATGTATTGGTAAATAAGGAAGCATATTATTTCTCGCGTTTTCTGACTCAATTTAGTAAGGATATGGATACACTATTTAATGGTATCTTAAATAAATATCCTGAATCTAAAGATTTAATTGAAACAGTCAAAAACAATCATTTATATATTTCGGATGTAAATGAAATGAATGAACAATATAAGTACTTCAAGTCAGCAAATTCTTCCGACATTGAATCAGATTATCATAGAGATAATAATTTCCAAACTTCAATCAGAGGTTTGAAAGTTCGAGGTGTATTTGATTCTCTTGAAGAAGCAAAAAATAGAGCGGAGTTCTTGAAGAAGATTGATGATAAATTCAATATTTTCATTGGACAGGTTGGATGCTGGTGTCCTTGGTCACCAAATCCCAATGACCTTCAAAATCAGGAATATTCAGAGACACAATTAAATACACTTATGAAAAAATATAAAGAAAACATGGAAAATAAGGACATTATGTTTGAAAAGAGAAAACAAGAACAAATCAATCTATCTAAAAAGTCGGCTAATGAAAATGTTGAAGTTTCTGAACTTGCAGATTCGATGTCGCGCGTAGACCCTTGGACAGAAAGAAAGCAAGAGGAGGAAAACAATGAAATTGTAAATTAAGTTGAATTATTTTTCTAATTTTTATTATAAGGTAATGAAAAGTATTGCAATTTTCTTGCTATTTTTAGGCACAATTTTAATAATACAAGGTTATTATAATAATATAGTTGTATGTCCTAAACCAAAGACAATAATAAAATATGTACCACGAAATTTTTATGAAGATCAATTAGCAGGTAATGATGGAATTACAACTCTTTATCAAGGTATGTTTGATGAATCTCAGGTCAGAACTATACAATAAAATTATTTGTATTTATATAGATGGGTGATTTATCTGATATATCAACTGTAATATTTAGTCATATAGATAATCAACATAAGGTTCCAATAGAGAAAATTAAGACATTGATAAATCAGTATGATAATAAATTAAAAACATATTATAATGATGAACTAAGTAGAGAACAAGAATACCAAGAAAAATATGAGAATAAAAGACAATTACAAAATCATTTGTATGAAACTTATGTAGCTGAACGAAATGAAATTTATCAAAAATGGTTAACTGATAAATCTAGAGAGACATTATATAAATTAATTGATATGAAATTTGAAAATTATGATAATATACCTGAATTATATGTACTACCTGATAAGCGAATAACTACAAATAAGAATCTAAATGATATCAAACCTAAAAAACAACCAGAAACAATACCTAAGGCAGAACCTAAGACTAAGGCAGAACCTAAGACTAAGGCAGAACCTAAGACTAAGGCAGAACCTAAGACCAAAGCAGAACCTAAGACTAAGGCAGAACCTAAGACCAAAGCAGAGCCTAAGTCTAAGACAGAACCTAAGACTAAGGCAGAACCTAAGACTAAAAGAAAGCTACAATGCGGATTAAATAACTTAGGAAACTCTTGTTATATTAATTCAGCATTACAATATCTAATACATCTACCTATATTTAATAACATTATTCTAAAATATAAAAATTCAGGTAATCAAATTATAGATTCTTATATAAACTTATATGAAGCATATACAGCAGATAATGTAGACAAATCAATTATTCAAGATCTAGTAACAGATTTAAATAATACACTAAATGAGAATGATAAGTTTGATACATCAAAACAAAGTGATGCATCAGAATTTCTAATTAAAGTTTTAGAAAAATTAAATATAAAACAATTAACAGAATTATTTGAAGTAAATTTGGAAACAACCAAAGAATTTCATAAGACTATGGTCAAAGGTAAAAAAGAACTAAAATGCGAAGAAAAAAAACCAGTGGCAAACATTATAGATACAAGTATTATTTTGAGATTTGATGATAAAAAAAAGATTTATAATATAGGGTCTGAATTAACAAAGGCTTATAATGGAATTGTAGAAGAGGTTACCAAAAAATCCGAATACTTAAGTTGTGATAATGTTGTAGATGCATCAACTAATAAACCTCAAAAAGAAGATAAATTTCCATTCAAAAGAATTGATAAAATAACGACATTTCCTGATATAATGAAGATAACTTTGAATATTTTTGATGCCAATTTGAAGAAAAATTTTATGAAACTTGAGATTCCTAACGAATGGGAATATGATAATAATTTCTATAAATTAAATGGTATTGTAGTACATATTGGTGAAACACTTGGTAGTGGTCATTATGAATATTTTTCACTAGAAACTGATAGTTGGTTTGAATATTCAGATAGTGATATAACTAAGTACAAGCCACCCAAAAAAGAAAAGATTTCATTTTATAAATTGAGCACACAAGAAAATAATGTATTCTATACAAATAAAACTATACCTTGTCCATATATATTATCTTACATCAAAACAGTAAAAAATATGTCCACATAAATAAAAAGATGTCTGATACAAAAATTTTTAAACTCAATATATTATCATTTATAGTAGCCTTCATAATAGGTTTAATATACATATATTTAGATAGTCCTAAAGAACGAATTGTCATTAAGTATCCAACACCATATAATACAAATAAGAATGTTTATAAAGGTCTCAATGATGATTGTTATAAATATAAAGTAAAAGAAGTCAAATGTAACGCAGAAGCAATACCACAACCAATAATATAATATTAGCCATTTTTAGAATGGCCACTTATCTCCGATTATTGATAAACAAAATGTTTTATTCTGCACCTGGACAACTTATTATAAGTGCAATATTTGGTTTAGCGATTGCTTTACTATTCAAACGTGTTTGTAAAGACAATTGTACTGTCTATCATGCACCTTATATAGACGAAATTGAAGGCAATATATTTAAATTAGAGGATACTTGCTATCAATATATAGCATATATGGTAGATTGTAGTAAAACTAAAACACCATTAACACCATATGATATAAATGAAAAACCTGTAAATAAAATTGAATCCAATATTATGGATAACTAATCTATGCGCTTTTTAATTATATTATTTTTGTTATCATATAATATATATATGGCAAGTGCACCTCCACAAAATTCTGGACCTACACAAATGGCAACGCGTATTGATACTTTACCTTTACGTACAGACTCCAATAATAATGTACAAGATATTGATGACCCAGTTATTCAAAATGTTTTACAAGAATTTGAAAATGAAATGGCAAATTCCAAAAAAATAGAGCAACCACATATGATGCAAAATCAACAGTATGTACAAAATATTCAACAGCAACAATACCAACAACAATATCCAGTATATCAACAACATATGATCCAAAACAGTTACCAACCTAATCATCAAATTAAACAACATAAAAAATTGCTAGATAGTAATATATTACAAAAGACATTTATTATTACTTTAATTGTATTTTTCCTACTTAATTATAATGTAATGCATCTTATAATATCAAAAATGCCTGATGTTGCAACATCTTATATATCAGGAAGAGAATTTATATTCAATTTTGTGATTATATTTGGAATATTTTATTCACTGACATATTTCGATATATTATGATAATCTAGAAAATAGCATATGTATTACTATTATCATACCCCTTATCTAGTCCCTGTGCACCTATTGCATTTTGTAATCCAACAATCTCTGTATTGAAATTTTGTACATCATATACATTGTTTTGTGCAGCTAATAGATGTGCATCTGATATATAATCCATTTTTGTCGTGCAAACTCTATTGCTTTTATAAATATTTTTTGGAGGAGTAGTAGATTCTTTTTCTTTTAATTCCAGTTCTCTTTCATGATCTGATATTATTTTTTTATATATCTCGTAATATATTAACATCATTACTAGACCCATTATAAATCCAAATGTTGTATCATAAAATATCAAAGCAAGCACAATTAGTCCAAGAAATAATTGGATTGTTGGATCTTTTAATTTATAATAAAATGGAAAATCATCCATAATAATGATAAGAATCAATAAAAATACAGCTGTAATTCTAAGTCCTTCCTTTAACATTATCACTTCTTATCTATTATATATAAAAAAATGATATATTATATGATATGTATTTATCAAAATGGAACATTCAATATTGTCTATAAATGGCTATGGTATTCCAAAAAACAATAATATTGAATTAATAACAAAACTGAAGGATGAATTAACTATGACTCCTAATGTAAATTTTGCATTATCAGGTTCTACAAGTTCTTTTGCGATTTACACTGAAAGTGATAAAAGAATATATATTCCAAGATTCTATGGCTTACAAAAATTTGGCCAACCATATAAATGTACTTTGTCACAAGGAGAACATCGTGAAAATATGGAATTTGTCGGAACTTTGCGTGAACAACAGTTAGAACCTGTGAATAATTTTATTAAAGCGGCTACAGACCCTTGTAGACGTGGAGGAATCATTAGTGTACCTTGTGGATTTGGCAAGACCATAATGAGTGTATATATAGCTTGTCATTTAAAAAAGAAAACAATGTTTGTATCTCATAAGGATTTCTTGAATCAACAATTTATAGAAACAGTCAAACAATTTGTTCCTAATGCTAAAATTGGTATAATTAAACAATCAAAGGTTGATGTGGAAGATAAGGACTTTGTAATTGCATCGTTACAATCATTGGCGATGCGCGATTATGATATTAATATATTCAAAGAATTTGGTCTTGTAATCATTGACGAAGTACATCATATGGGAGCCGAAGTATTCTGTAGAGCATTTCATAAACTAAACACAAACATTATGTTAGGTCTTAGCGCAACATTAAATAGAAAGGATGGTATGCGCAAAGTATTTGAATATTATATTGGAAAATCTGTTTATAAATTTGTTAAAAAGGAGCAAATTACTGTTAACGTAGAAATGCACAAATATTTTGAAACAGATATTAATTATTCAGAAAATAAATTATTATGGAATGGAAAGCCGAATGCTGCAGCAATGATAAATAATATATGTAAGTATGAACCTAGAACAGAGTACATTTTGAATATTTTAAAACAGATTCTGGAAAAAGATAAAGACAGGAAAATATTAATTTTGAGTGAACGTAGACAGCAATTAAATGACATCAATAGTAAGATAAGTGACTGGACTGTTGGTTATTATGTAGGAGGAATGTCACAAGATGCATTGGACAAATCTGCAGAAAAACAAATTATTCTAGCGACATATCAAATGGCTGCTGAAGGAATGAATATTCCTGCATTGAATACTGTTATATTTGCAAGCCCTATTTCAGATATACAGCAGTCTATAGGTAGAATTTTGCGCGAGAAACAACCTAAATATGTTCCACTTTGTATTGATATATGGGACCAATTTTCAATATTTACAAAGAAGGGATATGCCAGAATAAATTATTATAACACTCACAAATATAATATTACATATTTTAACAATGGTGAACCTGTAATAACAGAAAAAAAAGTTAAATATGATTTTATCCCAGATGATTAAAATATTATTATTGTATAGAAATGAAAACCATTTATGTAGTAGCTGTTTTTCTAATTGTAGTGTTTTCATTCATTATATATGATATGTATGATATGAGCTGTTATTTTAAAGAGACTGAGTGTACAGATGAAAAAAGTACATCTAACACTCCAATAGTAAAAAATACCATAAGATGTTTACCGGATGAACTGAATTCAAATGCAAATTTATATAAAGATGGAAATTACATTAGTAATAAAGGATTTGTAAATGAATTGATGTATAAACCAAATACAGGGGTTGATGATAATTTTGTATTTGAAAATAAATTGATAGATAATAAAATGCCTTTAAATAGTCCAAAGTGCGAATTCAGTACGGATTTGCCTATAGCAAATATTAATGTAAATTATATGCTACATAGGGATAGTACAAAATTACAGCCTATATAAAGTTTATTATTATTATATTATAATAAACAAAAATTCATTATTCATCATCTATAAGTAGTAGTATATCAGATATTGAACAATTTCATTGTGAATTGAATATGCATCATGAAATAATAGCAAAAGGCAGTTATGGTGTGGTAATTACACCAAATGTAAATAATGTAACAGAGACATTTTATGAAAACAAAAATGTATGTATTCCTCAGAAATTGATTGGTAAACTTTTCAATAAGGATAACAGAGAGGATTTTGAAAAAGAATTACAGATAATGAAAAGAATAATATCAATTATTGACTATGAAAATTTTACTGTACCTATAATCAATGCATCTAAAATAAGTATCAAAGAATTGAAAGATGAACCAGATATTTTAAAATCGTTAGATAAAACAGATGAGCTCTATCAAATTGTATATCAATATGGTGGTACAAGTATTACATCGAAATTACAAATATTAAATATATCATTCTCTGTATTTATGCATATGATATCTAATTTTTATTTAGGCATTCAAAAACTACATAATGCAAATATAATTCATAGGGATATTAAACCAGTCAATGTACTTTATGATGATACATGTAACAAATTAAATATAATAGATTATGGATTATCTTGTGATGTGAACAATGTCTACGCAGATAACAAGGATGATATATATATACTTGGTTATATGTATATGTATAATCCACCCGAATTTTATATAGCTTATCTTCTTTATGAAAATATGAAAAAGGGAAAATCATTTGAAGAAAGTATAGATTTAAGTTTCAAAGCAATGACAAATTATACTAAAGAACTTGAAATTTTTTATTATGAACATTATTATAAATATAATCAAAGCGAACCATATAATATATATAGTTATCGACAAGCTTTGCAACAAATGTTAGATCATATTAAATTACAAAATATCAATACGTTTGATGAATTATTTACCAAAGATATGATATTTAAATCAGATGTATATTCAAGTTCATTTATTTTGAAATCTCTCAAAAAACACATTATTTTTGAAAATGCGGTACAAAGACAAATTTTTAATGAATTGCATAATATGACTTACGATTTAAATCCTTTTACAAGAAAAAATATTGACGAGATTTTAGAATTCATAAACGAAAATAGTTTTTTTTAATATCATATAATTAGATATGGTAGGATGTTCTCAATTGAATAAGGAAAAATGTACTTTTCCTTGTAAATGGGAAAAAGGCAAAGGATGTAGAAAAAGACGAAATATATTTACATTAACTATTAATGATACGGTTTCTAACAATTTACAATCAAAATGTCCAATTGGTAGGGTATTAGCTCCAGATACTATTAATTGTGTAGAGCTACGATATGTAGGGGCTGGAAGTTATGGTTGTGTGATGTCACCTCCTATATCAGAGTCTTCTTTAGTATTAAAAGAGTATGTTCCTTATTTGAATAGAGACAATACAGATGTTGGTAAAGTATTTATTAAAGGTGAAAAAGATTTTAAAGAAGAATTAGCAATACTAAAAAAAATTGATAAAATAGACCCAAATGCCAACTTCACTGTAAAACTCAAAGGTGCACTTGAAATGTCAAAAAAATGCTTGAAATTCCATCCAACTATTACATATTGTTTAGAAAAATCAATAACACATACTGCTAGACAAACGGTTTTACAACAAATAATATTATCAGACGGCGGGATAAATGTTGAATCGCGAGAATATACTTTGCACTATTATGATTTTCTTAAAAAACTTGCTAAGTTTTTGAAGGGTATGATTGTTTTGCAAGATAATAATATCTGTCATCGTGACATGTCTACGCGTAATGTTTTACTCAATAGTAGGCAAATTAGTCTAATTGATTTTGGCTTAGCGTGTAATATTGATGATATATATATACCCACATCATCAGCACTGAGAATATTATCATTCAAAAGTTATCGTTTTTATCCACCTGAATTTTATATAGCTTATATAATGCTATCGCATAGACATCAATTTGAAGGTAATAAACAAGCATTTGATAAATTTGTGGACACTATTTATGATAAGATGAAAGAACAATATTATTTTGAACAAAAATATTTACTCAATAATATTTCCTTATTATATGATTATGAATATGGAATTCGTACTTTTATTGATACCATAAAGCATATGGGTGTCACAAAATGTTCTGAAATTTTCAATAGAGATATTGCTTTAAAAGCAGATGTTTTTTCATTATCATATACTATATTAGAATTAAGTAAAAACATCTATTATACATCAGATTCTGATAAAATTTTTGTAGATTATATCTATAAAAAATGCAAAAAAGCCAATGTTTTTGAACGAATAACATTTAAGGAATTGTATGAAATTGTAGAAAATGAAGTAACTAAAAAGTCTTATATAATTGGAGGAAAGACCAATAAAGTCAGCACGAAAACACAAATAAGCCAACATAGATTAATTTATTCTATTGATAGAGACACTAATTTACTACAAGATGATAATTATATAGGACCAAGAATAACCATACCAAAAAAAAGAAGTAGAACTAAAAGTCATATACCACAAATTCAAGAACAAGTTACACAAAGAAAAAAATATACACATTAAAACCTATAATAAACAATAATATAATTGCTTTATTTTTTTGAATTTCTAATAAAAAATGATTGATTGTTTTATACTTCTTTATCACAAAGCTATATAGGCGCTCATGTTGTCGTTACTTCCTCAAAATCGAGTGTAATACTTCGGTATTTCATTCACCCCCCTACGATAACAACTCTCGCCTATCTAGTTTTTGTCAATTATAGCTTTTCTTTAAGGTTCTCAAAAAATGGTAAATTTTTTGGCAATACATTTTTGGCTAAATCTTTTGCTTCTTTAATAAATATTTGTTCTTCAACTGGTCTATTATCATCAATTTCTATAGTTTCCAATGACTCTTGTATTTTAGTTATACATGTATTTATATAGTTTTTATGTTTGAAAATATCAGATGATGTTAAATTATTTTCAATAAGATTATTCAAATATTGAAATAATAATATAAATATGTACAAGTTTTTATTATCATATCTATCTCTCCAAAAATCCATTATAAATACTATTGTTTTCAATTGTAGTTCGGTATTTTTATGGATTGATTTAAGACCTGTCATTTTTAATAGTAAATGTTTATATATTTTGCGATACTCATCTTCAGTAAACAATCCTGACCACCAACCAGCTGTAACAAATACTGAATATATATTATATAAATTAATATCTAATAAATGCACTGGTGCTATATTATTATATTGTAGATAATTACATAAATAATCTAATAACAAATTATTATTTTCTATATATCCAGAATCATTATCAAAGTTTCTGCCAATAATAGAATGCAAATGTATCTTATATATTTCTTCAAAACATTTTAACATTTGATGTATTAATGATATAGTCATAATTTTTTTCACCTTGCCTTGTAAGTGTATGTCACTTAAATGCAATAGGAATTGAATAATTCTAAAATCTCTGTTTGCATCAGTTCTTTCATTTATTTTAAATATATTACAAGAAGTACATATTCTTGATTCAACAGATATAAATATATCTTGTTCAGTAGATTGATGTAATAAATTTTTTGTTCTACGAGTATGATGAAACATTTTGTATAAATGATTTTCTTGTAAAGATTGTGAAAGCATATTAAAGGTATATATGAAATCATCCAAAAATTCTGTTGTAAATGAACTATTTATAATATCTTGCATTTTTAACCCATATTGTAGCATAATATCATTTGAACCTGGAATATTAAGACTAAATGGATTTTCATGACTATTTTTCACAGATTTATTTAAAGTTTTATTGATTTTTGACATACTATTCATCGATTTTATATCAAATGGTATATATGTTAGAATATCTTCTGGTAAATCTGAAAATTTAGTTTTACTTCCTATAGTACCACCTTTTATATATTGTATGTAAGGCACAATATTAATTTTATTTCTGGTTTTATTCGCTTTATAATAATATAATTTCTTATTGTTTTTGATGCAAAATATAATAGTTTTTGTTAATTTAGTATCTTTAAATAATTTACTAGCTATTATGTTTGCAGCAGTATCTAGGTCTTTTACATTAGTTTTATACTGTGAAAGCTTTTTAGGATTTGTAGATGATTTGAATAATATAAACATTTCTATCTAAAACATTGTTAGAAAAATAATATTTAATAATGTAAATAAATAATATCTTATTATAGATGGAAGCGCCAACACTTATAACAACTTATAAACGACAATTACCTCAAAGAAACACAACTTTATCATTAAATCAAATGAAACTTTTAAGCGTTTCTGAATGGGTATATGAAACAGATATGGATGATTTAATATCCATGTTTGATGATCTAGGTTATAAAATAAATTATAAAATAATAATTGAATTATTATTATTACTTGATAAATATGATAGTGATTGTAAAACTTTTATTTCAGACCGTACCAAGTTTGTCACAATCAACGACTTATATAATAAATGTACCATACAAAATAAAAACAACTGTTATATAGAATCAATTATCATTCAGCTTACAAATATAATTAAATTGCATAATGATATTAAATCACTAAATACTTTTCCTCAACAAAATAACTATATTTTATTATACAGAGGTATTGATAACAATTCCCAGACTCTAATAAATAGCCTTCATAAGTTAAATATTGGTGACATTTATATTACACCTACATTTTTTTCAACATCTGTTTTAGAAAAAATCGCAGTTACTTTTGTATCAAAACAAGAAAATATTGAGAACAATATTTTATGGTCTATAAGAATAAATCCTGAATATTTGAAAGATTTTCCATATGCATATTTAGGAGATGATATTAGTAATATTTATAATATAGAAAAAATAATAGATACACAAAATTATGAATCTGAAATTTTGTTAAATTTTGGTGCTAAATTAAAATTAATCAATAAACAAGCTATACAAGGTATGACATATCAATATAAAACAGTAAATATTATTAATAAAAATTATATTGTATATGAATTTGAATTTATTGGCTGGGATATGTCAATAATGAATGATATATTGGATAAGGTAACAGATTTGAAAGACTGTCTACTTAGACTCAAATCACATAAAAGACATCGTTCTAAATCATCTTCATCAAATACACGTAAAAAACATTCAACAACGAAAAAGTCTACATAAAATTTAATTTGGACTTTCACATATATAATTTTTATCTATGATACAATATAGATAATGGATATTCATTTAGTATCATATTATATAGGTATTTTCATTGTATTTTTAAGTAATATATATGTCCTTGTTTATAAACCATCATATAAAATGATGATATACAATGCTTATTTAAATATTTTAGGAGCATTGTTGATAGCCTACTATTTTATGCATAAAGAAAGATTCATCAAGTTTTGATTTTACATTTAGATATTTCTGGCAGTTCATCATATTCAAGTGCAGGTATACCCTTTTCTAATTCTTCAATAGCTGGAACATTTGTTAATTTGTTTTCATTAATCATCACAACTGCCTGATTTTCAAGAAAATTTACATATCCTTCTAAAAAATGAAGCTCCTCTTCCAATTTTTCCATTTTATCTATATGATTTAATTGGAAGTTTTTTTCACATTCTTTATCACAAATCATTTTAAGCTCTGATGTTATTTTTTGTTTTTTTCTTCGCATTTTAATTGAATGCTCGAGCAATGTCAAAACATTTTGTAAAGGATTATATCTATTTTCAAGATTTAGATTAGATGTATTCATATTAAATTAAATTCGTGTTTTTCTTATTTACTTTTTTGTTTGTGTATTATTTTCAGTTGTTATTGTTGTAGCACTTATAATTACTATTAATGTTGTCAGTACCATATATATGATACTTAAAATGCTTAGTATCCAAGCCCAAATTTCACAACTACCAGTCGAAAGACAATCTATATTATAAATAGCTAATAGTGTAAGTGGTAGAAATAATATGAATAAAATTAGATAACCAAAAAATCCACCAAGACCAAAAAGTGCACTGGCTAAAATTAAGTTAATTATTGAAGTTATGATAGTTACAATTGTGTAAACATAAGCTTGTGATGTAATATTTAGCATATATTTTATCTAATATAGTATAATATTATAATATTTCAATTGGATACCATTTGTTGAAGTTTGCATTAAAATTACATTTAACTTTGATTGTGCTTGTGATATTAGTATTTTTAAAGCCATTTCTTATCATTTTGCTTGTGGTCAAGTTAGGTATTAATGCTATACCTATTTTTTTTGATGTTAGAATATTTTGATTTTCATATAAATTATATATATCCGGTTCACTGCTTTTTGATAAATAAAGTATAACAGTATTATTGTCTGTAATAGAAGTATTCGTCACAATATTGTGTTCTTGCGGTTCAGTAATTATGGGATTTTCATTTACTGTAATGTCAACAATAGGTGGTTCTAATTCAAGTCTTTTGAATCTATTATCATCTTTGATTTTGCGAACAACAGTTTTTATTTTATTTTCATCAAAATTGTATAATTTTGGTTTATATTTCAAGTTATATGGCCAGAAATATATACCGCGAGAAGTATAATTTAATTCTGATGATAATTTCATTAATTCATCAATACTTTCATCACATAATTGAAAATATGTTTTAATTTTATATTGACAAATATCCATAATTTTATCCTGAGTATAATCTGTATCTAACAAATTATACATTATTTTCAATCTGTCCGGAAATATTACATTTACAAGATGTCGCCCCTTATACACAATTACATCATTAAATAAACATAACCAGCCAGTTGTTGTTTTTACCATTTCACAATAAATTACAGTATTATTATACAGTTCTTTATTAAACAAACCCTTTAAAATAATCATTCTAGGTGTTGTATAAGTCGGATGAATTTTGGCATCTATTAAATAAATGATCTCGATGTCATTATATTTGGTAAAATATAGTATATACCTATTACCATTACTACGTAGGCAAACTAAATGAGGATTAGCTTTTACATATTGTTGATTATTAGCATCTAGTTTATGATCATGTTTTTCTATAATTTTTATATTATATAATGTATATAATTCTTTTAAAATTTCTTGCTTAATAGGCTCCGATTTAATGTTATGAACAACTCTATCAGCAAGAGATATGATTCCTAGATGCATTATCGATAAGATGTTTATTTTAATAACTATCTAATCATTTTTTTATATATATCAACATACATAAACATTTGTCTATATACACATATATCAAAATGAATTTATATTATAATGAAGAAGGATATTTATCATTATTAAAAAATACCCTGACAAATGGTGAAAAAAGACCTTCTCGTAATGGAAATGTTTACTCGCAATTTGCAACAAGTATTACATTTGATATATCAAAAACATTTCCATTATTGACTACTAAAAAAATGTATACTAAAGGAATCATTTGTGAGCTTCTTTGGTTCTTACAAGGGAAAACAGATGCAAAAGAATTACAAGAGAATGGTGTACATATTTGGGACTTAAATTCATCAAGAGAATTTTTAGATAGTATTGGTTTAAATCATTATAAAGAAGGAGAACTAGGACCTATTTATGGATGGCAATGGCGACATTTCAACAAATCATATCCTTGTGAAAATGATTCTAATGATTTTGATCAATTGAAATATGTATTGGATGAACTTAATAAACCAGAGAATAGCAGAAGAGCAGTTATTTCATCTTGGAATCCTTGTCAATTGCATCAAATGGCCTTACCACCTTGTCATATAATGTATACATTTTATAAAGATTCTAAAGGATTATCATGTATGATGAATATGCGTAGCAGTGATCTCTTTCTAGGACTACCTTTTAATATTGCAAGTACCGCCTTATTTACACATATTTTAGCATATGTATTGCATTTAGCAGTATCAAAAATATGTATCACTGCAACTGACAGTCATATATATGAAGAACATATAGAATCAGTACATAAACAATTACAAAATCATGTATTGGACGGACCTACGCTTGTTATTAATAAACCACCACCTACATTGAAAAGCAATATAGATGCAAAAATAAAGTGGATTGAAGAATTAAAATATACAGATTTTCAATTTATATCATATGTATCAGCAACTTCTATCAAAGCACCCATAAAATAATAATGCTATGAATGCAATTAAAATGTCGAAATATAGCCAAAGTTCATTTTTATTAATTGCCTCTTTATTTTTACAATTACATTTCACTTTGATTACCTCATTAAGATAAATAAAAACTATACTTATAAATAAAAGTTGTCCAAGGATAACAATATATACAATGACTGGATTTATTCGAATATAAACATCTAAAGTAAAATATACTATCATTAATATAATCCAGATTCTCATAAATAATTGTTTCCAATTATTCCCACAATTACATAGATGTTTATCATATAATATTAACCAAGCAATTGTTAAAAAATACAATACTATGCTAATCATAAATAAATGATATTCGTACATAATTCCTTATTTTTTGAGTATATTTTATTTGTCACAACCTGCGTCAGTCCATGTGACTCCACAAGCTTGAGCATATGCGCATCGAAAAGTATTATCAGATTTTCCGGGATTTTTGTTTTGATAATCAATATCAGATAAAGATAAATACATAGGATAAACAAAATCGCAAGCTATAGGAACTTGCGAACCTGAAAAATATCTTGAAGTTTGAACATCATTCAAAAATGCATTACTACTATTCTTTGATAAAATATTAGTACTTTCATTATACTTATATCCAAGCATTGTTGCAGAATGTTGTTTAAAATTTTTTAAATCATTATCATTGGATAATTTAGTATTTGTACTAGTAGCCTCATCTACATATAGTTGACCAGCAATATTTTTCTTCATGAGAGGAGTATTCAATTTATTTTTATCATATATTGTATCATCCATTACACATTTGTATCTAAATTGTAATGTATTTACTTGTGGATTAAAATAGTTTTTACCATCCTCATCCAATTTAAATTCTTTTGAATTATTGTCAACATATAGTAATTTCCAATAATCAGGACATAAATCACTGTTATAATTCAAACCTTGACCCTTGACAGGTTTATAATTATATACTTCATTTGCTAAATAAACAACTATAATTACTGTGCCAATAATATATGTAACAACAAATGCCAACATTTCGTCATATAAATATTTTTTGCCCCATGATGTCAAATAAGCTACTAGCAAAAGTACGGTAGCAATACTGGCATATATAGTACAAATAACAATAGTAATTTTAAATTTTTTTAGTTTCTCAGATAAATAAATATTTCTTTCATCTTCATTTAAATCTGTTACTTCAGTTGTAGATGATGACATATTATAACTCTATAATAATAAAGCATATAAAATTTGCCTAAAAAAATGACTGAAATTCCAAGCTTCTAGAACCAGCAGAACTAACAAATGATGGTCTGTCCATAGGATTCGGCATAAAACTTATATCTCGTTTGTATTTTTCAAATTGTTGAATATTTGTGATAATATGTGGTACAGCCCAGTCTAGGACTTTTTTATTTAATTTTTTTACTTTTTCTAATACAGTATCACAAGATGGATCAATCATTGTTTGGATATCATCAAGCATAGGGATACCACCGCGCAAGGAATCAAAATAAATAGATCTCATAATAATTTTAAGTTCAGTTTCACTTTGGTTACCTATATTATATGTGCCATTTGTTTGATTAAATACTCTATTGCTTATTCCTTTTTGTAGTGCATCTATGTTTGTTTTTGAAAAAAACAGTTTAGAAACAGGAGTATGTGACATGTTTTTAGATACAATATCATATCCATCTGTTGATTGAGATATGGAATTATCTATTACATAATCCGAATAATCTTTTTGTAATACATTTACACGACCATTGAAGATATTATTTGCCATATAAATACTTTATTTTATACTAAGAATTATTTTCATAGCAAATATTAGATACAAAATGGATAAATTAACAAAATTGCAAAAACACGCTGATAAATTATTTATCAAACATAATATACAACTAAAAAACAAGGATAGATTCAAGATTTTAAAACAAACTTCTTTATACCTTGACGCAGTTATTTTCAATATAGTTTCAATTTTTTGTTTAATTTGTATTCTTAATAATGGTTCTAAAATAACTGATAAAACTATTAAAGCTGGTAGACAATATGTTGAAAATAAATGTAGTTTCAATTATTCTATGGTTGGTGGTGATGGTAGATTAGGTTCAGCTACATTTTTGGGTAAAAATGAAACAATGTACTCTATAAATAATCCAACAGAGGATATTCTCGGTGTTGATTATGCTGGAGGTATAGCACGTCCACAAATTGGAGGTGGCATATCAACAAATATAGACGAATTACATAATATCCTAAACAAATACGTTAAAGATATTTTGGTATATCATTCAATATCAGCGTCAAATACTATAAAAAAAGAGATTCTAAAAATTATTACATTTCATATAACATGTTTTATAAATAATTTAAAACATCACCAAGGTATTATCACATTATCTGCTTTAAAAAAAATTGTAAAGAGCAATCATATTCTACACCCTTTCAAATAAGCAAAAATAAAAAATTGATTTTCATTTAAGATTATTTTAATATCTATTGTAAAATGACAATTATTACTGTAGATGGTAATATAGGTTGTGGGAAAACAAGTATACTGAATTATTTACATAAATATCACAAGATATCAATAGACTTAGAGCCAGTAGAAAGTTGGAACACATATTTAACAAAATTATATGACGATAAAAATGATGTTTTCAAGTTTCAAGTTCGCATCTGGTTAGACCGTTGTTGGATTCAAGAAAAAACAGATAAAGCATTAATACTTATGGAACGTAGTCCTTATTTTATACGAAATACATTTATAGTCACTGCATATGAAAATGCTATGATAACTGATGTTGAGAATACTATACTTAATGATTTACATGCAAAGACAGATTCACTTTGGTCTTGTAATACATATGTATATTTGCGATCTACACCTGAAAATTGTTTTAAACGGATTAAAAAACGAAACAGACAATCTGAAAAAAATATAACATTAGAATATTTGCAACAATTGCATAAGCATCACGAAGAAACTTATGAAAAAGCCCTTAAAAATAATATGAATATCATAGTTATCGAAATAGATGATAAGAATGTAGCAGATATAGCTAGTGAAATGCTACAATATTTACAATTCACAAAATACTCTTCTTAAATGTCCCTCCTCGCAATCTCAGGACTAAATGCAATGTTGATTCTTTTTGTATGTTATAATCTGCCAAGGTTCTACCATCTTCTAATTGTTTTCCTGCAAAGATAAGTCTTTGCTGGTCGGGAGGGATACCTTCTTTATCTTGAATTTTTGATTTTACCATATCAATAGTGTCAGATGATTCTACTTCTAAAGCGATTGTTTTGCCAGTGAGTGTCTTCACAAATATCTGCATTTTTAATTTATATATATAATATATTTTTATATCTATATCTATATCTATAGCCAAAAAATAAAAAACTGAGTGTATATAAACATTTTTTAAATTATATTTAATCAGGAAGCACTAGCAATGGCTGTAACAAATCAAAAGATTGAGGACAAATATAAAAAGTATGAACTAAGAGAACATATTTACAATATTCCAGATACCTATATTGGTTCTGTAAATAATACTACATTGGAACTTTATCTTTTCGATGAAGAAAGCAAAAAAATGCAATCAAAAGAAATCAATTATGTTCCGGGTCTGCTAAAAATCTTTGATGAAGTAATTGTTAATGCTATAGATCATTCTGTAAGACTAATGTTAGAGGAAGAAAAAGGAAAAGAAAATGTAAAACATGTCAAAACAATCAAGGTAAATGTTGATAAAGTATCTGGACAAATTAGTATTTACAATGATGGTAATGGCATTGATGTAGTAATGCACGAAACTCTTCAAGTTTATATTCCAGAACTTATCACTGGTACTTTGTTAACAAGTACTAATTATAATCACCAAGAAGAAAAGATTATAGGTGGCAAAGGTGGATATGGTCTGAAATTGACTAATATATTCTCTAAGGAATTTAGTGTCGAAACAGTTGATCATTATAGGCAAAGAGTCTTTATACAACATTATAAAAATAATATGTTGGAAAAAGATAAACCTAGTATCCGTGCAACACCTAAATTGCCATACACTCGTATTACATTCACACCAGATTATGAGCGATTTGGTTTGAGGGGTATGACAGATGATATATTTGCATTGTTCAGACGCCGAACTATTGATGCTGCAGCGTGCACTAGCAAAAATGTTTCAATATATTTTAATGATGAAAAACTACCAGTTAAAGATTTCGAAAAATATGCTGAGCTTTTCATTGATAAAGGCGAAGACCCGTTAATATATGAAGCTTGCAATGATAGATGGGAAGTTGCTGTAAGTCTATCCAGAAATGGCACATATGAACAAATATCATTTGTAAATGGTATCAATACTATCAGAGGTGGTACACATGTAAATTATGTTACCAATGCTATCATTAAGAAATTGTCTGATGTAATAGAAGCTAAGAAGAAGAAGGTTATTAAAGCTCAAACATTGAAGGATAATCTGTTTGTTTTCATCAAAAGCACAATTGTTAACCCAGCATTTGATAGTCAGTCAAAGGAGACTCTTACTACACCAGTGGCCAAGTTTGGTTCTAAATGTGAAATATCTGATAAATTCATAGACAAACTTTATAAAACAAACATTGTTGAAAAAGCTTTATCTTTCACTGATTTTCAGAACCAAAAGAAGCTTACTAAAACTGATGGTAAGAAAACATCACGTATAATTGTGCCCAAATTAGATGATGCTAACTTAGCAGGCACTAAGGATAGTGAAGATTGCACTCTTATATTGACGGAAGGAGATTCGGCAAAAACAATGGCTATAGCTGGTCTCAGTGTAATTGGAAGAGACAGATATGGGGTATTTCCACTTCGAGGAAAAGTCTTAAATGTAAAAGATGCTGCTATTCAAAAAATATCTGACAATGCAGAAATTACAGCTTTAAAGAAAATACTTGGATTAGAACAGAATAAAAAATACAATGATGTAAGCAGTCTTAGGTATGGTAAAATTATGATTTTGACAGATCAAGACCACGATGGAAGTCACATTAAAGGTCTCTTATTTAATGTGTTTCAATCACTTTGGCCATCATTATTCAAAATTAACGGATTTCTAACATCTATGTTAACACCTATTATTAAAGCAACACAAACAAGTTCTGGTAACCAAATTTCATTCTATAATATGTCTGATTATGAAAAATGGACAATTACTGATGGAAAAAATGGACATTGGAAAATTAAATATTACAAAGGACTTGGTACATCAAAGGATGATGAAGCTAAAGAATACTTCAAAAATATGAAAAAAATTAATTATATATATACACCTGATTCTGATGAACATATTGACCTTGCATTCAATAAAAAAAGAGCAGATGATAGAAAAGAATGGCTAATGCATTATAATAAAAATAATGTATTAGATTATTCAAAACCTGAAGTTAATTATGAGGATTTCGTCAACCAAGATCTCATCCATTTTAGTAACAGAGATTTGGAAAGATCCATTAATCATATTTGTGACGGGCTTAAAGAAAGTACACGAAAGATTTTATATGCTTGTCTAAAGCGCAAATTATATACAAATGAAATCAAGGTTGCCCAACTAGCAGGTAATGTTAGTGAGGTAACTGCATACCATCATGGTGAACAATCTTTGCAACAAGCAATTATTGGTATGGCTCAAATATTTGTAGGTACAAATAATATTAATATTCTTATACCAAATGGTCAGTTCGGATCTAGGTTGGTAGGTGGTTCAGATGCATCATCGCCTAGATATATTTTCACATTACTTTCACAACTTACTAAATTAATCTTTAAAGAAGAAGACAATGCTATTCTAGAATATTTGGAAGAAGATGGGCAAACAATTGAACCAGAATATTATATTCCTATTATTCCAATGATATTGGTTAATGGTGGGGTCGGTATTGGTACGGGTTTTTCAACAAATATACCTCAGTTTAATCCAAGTGATATTATAACAGCTTGTATACATATTTGCAATTCTATTGCTGTATCACCTAATGATGATACACACGCACTTATAGATAGAATTGAAATTGCTGAATTTATACCTTGGTATCTTGGATTTACTGGAAATATTGAAAAAGGGGCTAAAGGTACATATCAAAGCAAAGGCGTGTATAGATGGATTGATGAAAATACACTGGAAATAACTGAATTGCCTGTCGGAATGTGGACAGAAGATTATAAAGAATTATTGGAGAATATGGTTACAAACAATAGTAACTATCTGAAATCATTTGAAAATCATTACACGTCTAAAAATGTTAGATTCATTCTATATTTCAATGGAGACATTCGAACAAAATTAGGTGAGAAATTTGAAACAGAATTCAAATTGATATCATCAAAGAATCTAAGCATCAATAATATGCATCTGTATAGTAATGAAGGAGCCATTAAAAAATATGAGAGTACATCATATATATTGAAAGAATGGTCAAAGACACGTATCGATAAATATAAGGCACGTAAAGAATATCAAATCAATATCTTAGAAAAAGATTATAATATTTTATCAACAAAGATTCGGTTCATTATTGACGTGATTGATGGACGCATAATTATAATGAACAAGAAGATATCCGAAATATCTGTTCGATTAGTGGAACTTAAATATCCTAAAATTCAAAAAGATAGTGATGGTGAGATTGATTCAGATGATACATCAGATGTAAGTGGCTATAATTATTTATTGAAAATGCCAATTTCACAACTTACATATGACCGTAAGATAATTTTAGAAAAGGAAGTGGCTGAACTTGCAAAAAAACTGGATGAGCTCAAGAAAACATCTATTGAACAGATATGGAAAAAAGAACTAGAGGAATTACAAGAAGCTTGGATAAACCATAAAGATACCATTGAAAGAGATTATGATAATGACAAAAATGGTATTGTGACAGAAAGCAAACCTAAAAAACGCGCAGTCAAAAAGACTAAATAAGTAAATCTATTAAATAAGTTATGTAATCATGTATACCATAGAATTTAATATCCTCAATATTTTTTATATTGTAATACCACCTATATGGTATTATGACACCTTGTGAAGGTCGCAGTTGTATTGCAAGCACTGGTTCATCATTATCAGCTATATCGTTTACTACTTTTGCATTTGCCGAATATAATAATATCTCAGTATCATTTTTGGCATATGCATAACAATACTTATGACAATTTTGATTCCAAGTTTTATTTACATCTGGTATAACATCTTGTATTATATTTGGAGTGAACCATAAATTAAGTAAAGTATCTATATCAATAATACAATCTTGAATAACAAGTGGCTGTCTTCTATGAAGTAAATTGAATTCAAATGCATTTATCGAAGATTGTAATATGCAAATATCATCTGGAAATACAAAATAACAATACATATATGCAATTAATATGCATAATATTATAGCAAGTAGTAATATCTTCATAATAGATATACATATTATTACACGGTATATATTGACGAATATAATATGATATATTGATTAAGAAGGATGAAAAAATACAAGAAATCCAAAAGAAGATTCGGTGGGAAAACAGAGACAGAAAAATTATTAGAAGGTCCCTTTGATACAGAAAATCATCGTTACATGAAGAAAAAAGATATTTTAAGTCATATTGCTGATAAAGAAAGAATTGAAAAAGAATTGAAGGAAAAATTTAATAGATATAGTAAAGAAACTGAACTAGAACAAAGCAGATTAGATAACGAACGACAAGCAAAAAAAAATGAAAAAGCACAATTGTCAGATCAAGAATTCAAAAAACAATTACATGATGAGAATATAGCTGAAAAACATGCCAAAGATACTGCACATGCAGCAGCTGCAATTACTGCTTCGGCAGTAAATACTGTTGGTTCTGTTGTTAGCACAGCAGGTGTTGTAACAGAAAAGGGCATAAGAACAGGAGGATGGTTCATAGATAAATTAATTATAGGTGTCAAAGGACTTTTTTTCTTGATTAAATTTATTATAGTAGATATTGTATTATGGTTGTTATATCTCATATTAGTAAAAATTGTCATTAAATTTTTAGAATTATTGTTTAATAATATTATTTATCCATTCTTCAAACATTTCTTTGCACTTATATTTGCATTTTTATTTGTAGCAGTTATTATATTAATATTAATATTTGGCGTTTCATCTGTAGTAAAACGTCCAAATAATACTAATATTGAAGGAGATCCTATTGAAGGTATTAAACAATGTTCAACTGTATTTGATGATACATTGGATATTAACATATATGGTCTAGGACAATTATCAAATTCTGATAAAATTGATATGAATCTTAATATACCTAAACCTATAATTGCGAAATATAAACCAACATTTGAAAGACAGGATACTCCTGAATTCACATTTTATAATATATTTACAAATCCTTTTGGATTTTTTAATATAATAAAGAATAATCCTGCAGTTAAGAGAACACTAAATGGAGTTAAATCAACTTTAAGATATTCTAAGCGAAGTGTTGACAGTTTATCAGGTGGAAATAATCAAGTGGCCACATTTAGAAGAGAATATCCTTCAGGCAGAAGTGACAATATTATAAATATTGATTCGAGTATATTTGCAGATAAATCAAAATTAACAGATAAAGGAATACCATCTCATAATAGTGTTGTTAATATAGCCAGACCAAAAAATATTGAATGGGAAATGCCAGTTGAAGATTATTATGAATCTGATTATACTAAAATACCTGAAAAACTTTTGGATGAATCAAAAGATAAAAATAATATTAAAATAAATGATAAAAAAACCATTATTTTCCCTTGGATAAAAACAAATAATTTCTATACATTATCATGCAGTGATGCATATTTCAAAAATGATCCAACACAAAAAGCACAAATACTTATAGATAATCCATTATCTAATACTTGTACATTTGATAATATAAGTACAGCAGAAAAGTTTGTAGATGATAAAAAACGATATTCTGATACAACAAATTTAAGCACGTATGTGACTTAGTGCATTTTCTAATATTTATATATAATAAAAGTAAAGGATATTATGTCCACTGCATCTGCTACCACATTTGATACTGCAATACCAACTAAATGTGTAAGTGAGTCAACAGAGGATAATAAAATTATAACTGTAACCAGTGGAGAAATATGTACTATAGAAACTGCAAAACAATATGGTATTTTTGGAGAGAGTACATATTTCAATACATTTTTGTCACAATCTGATGCAGAAAGTATCGATATTTTAACTAATAATATGGCAAATCCTAATTCAAAATATGCACTATGTAGTATAAAAACGAATAAAAATACTAATGATACTGCATTCAAAAATTGTGTGCTCAGTACACAGAATCCTTGGAAAACCTTGCATGTAGATTTTAATACATCCAATGAAAAATGTATGCTTCCATTTAATATAACTTTACCATCTGTTCTAAATTATAACAAAGATGAGTCGACAATTATAGACAAACCAATGAAGATAGCAATATGGAAATCAAAGCGTGATTATTGTCAAGAAAAATGGTATGATTGGTTTTCTATTCCCGATTATCATTTAGGTAATAAATTTTCATTAAGTAGTAATTTACAAAAATGTTTACAACCTTGTCAAATAGGATTTGTCCCGTCTGTTGAAAATCCTGATAAATGTGTTATTAAAAGTGATTATGATGATGGGTATTTTGCTAATACATTCAATTATTTGCCTATAGCATTAATTGTATTATTAGGAAGTACATCCCAGACATTATTATCTAAATACAAAGATTTAATGCAGACATCGAACTTAGAAAAAAACAAGGATATCTATATTGATAATATCTTACACTCCTATATTACAAGTGATGCAAAAGCACTAAATAATATTTATACAGATATCAAAACAGATTTAAGATATAATATCAATAATCTTATGCAATTACCTTTTGATGAAAAAAATATTGTAGCACCATTCTTTAAAGCAGATAGAATACCTGTTAACCCTATCACTAAATCAAGAATATTAGAAGCCTATAATATAGCACAAACATTTTATGAATTAAGCACAGCAAAAGATCCAACAAATTATAATAAATGGAAACAGCAATTACTAGACATAAATGGTTACAAAATGCAGGATACTAAATTTTACAAACAACTATTAACTTTGAAAGCCGCATGTAATATAGCATTTGGTGGAAACAATCTTACAGACAGTAATGATAAAATGTATAGTGAAGAATATATTCTTTATATGTTGAATGAAGGTGCGAGTGATAAGGATGTGAAACCCCCTATTTTTTTTAAAATATCTGAAGAAGATAAAATAGCAGCCATTTCAAAAAATTCAGCAGAGAATGCAATATCAGCTGATAGTAAAACAATAAAAAAACAAACACAAATTATCAATAATAATAGGCGACAACTTGCAAAAATAAATGAAGATAAAATTGAACTAACAAACCCTGATTTGAATATTAATAAATATGATCTTGAAAAACCTGTTGATAATTCAAAGAAACCCAAAAGTATTTTTACATTCAAAAATCTAATAATCACATTTATTTTCATATTATTGATGATTGTTTTCGGAAGTGTTATATATATAATTGTATCTTCATTATGGACTCCTATATCAAAACTGTTTAATATAATAATTCTAGCATTATATAAATTTAACATGGTATTGGCAGATGCATTTAAAGGAAAATATACAGCATCAACATTGAATAGAGATATTGTCGAATTACAACAAAAGTTCGTTAGCAATATTATACAAACTGATAAAAAAAATTATAAAATAATTGATTAGTCCAAACTAAGAAATGAATTTGAATAATTATTGAGTTCCTTCACAATTATATTTCCATCATCAATAACGATATAATTGTATTTTTTGTCATCAAATGCTTCTTTTAACATCAGGTCAAGAAACCATATTTTATTTTTTAAAGTAATATATTCAGTAATAGTATGTCCTACAAACATATATTCAATATTTAATATATTAAATAATTTATCAATATCTTGTTTACAATCTTGTGTACGAGTAAAAAGAATACCATTTTCATTATCAAGAATCAGATTATTTAAAATAATTTCTTCATTTAATGTCATCGGGAAGTCATTTACATATTTATACCAAATCAAATTTAAATCATTAATTGTTTTATTATATATATCAAGCATATACCAATGACGCTTCTTAAAGCCTCCATGACAAAATAAATAATCTTTCAAATGTAATAAAACCGGTCTAGACGCAATAATGTCTCTCAAATGAGGTTTCCTTTTGATTTTATTCATATTCAATAATTCGTGATTGCCAATTACTGAAATAAAATCACAATTATTTTGTTGTGCTAGATGTTTCAATTTATCAGTATAATAAATTAACTTAAAATGATGTTTATCATCTATATCTTTGTTATCAATAGTTTTTGGATCAATTTGGTCACCTAATTGTACAACAATTGTATTTGGCTCTGCTATCCATTGATCATTGTCATTGATTATTTTAGCATTCTGAAGAATATCCTTGAATCTATATATATCCGCGTGCACATCTGCTATGATAATCATTTTAGAAGTATTCATTGGCAATGGAGCGCTTAAACATATTGTATTTATTATAAAATTACAAAGTAAAAATATTTTGAATAAACTAAAATGTGTTATCATATTCATCATACTATAGCTAATATATGCTTATATATATTTTTACACTGCTAATCGTAAAAAATGACACAATAGTTTTACAACTATGGAATAAGAGATGACAGAGTACATTTTGGCATCTGGAGAGATGCTAGAAGCAGGTGTAGACGAATCTAACAGAGGCGGACTTATCTTCGATGTATTTGCAGCGTGTGTAGTATTACCAAATGAATTTCCTGATGAAAAATATAAAGAAATCAAGGATTCGAAAAAATTGTCTCGTAAAAAACGTGAAGAACTAGCTAGCTATATAGAAAAAATAGCTATAACTTATGGTGTTGGTTCAGCATCTAATGAAGAAATTGATGCAACCAATATTTTGACAGCAACAATGAAAGCCATGCATAGAGCAATAAATGAAGCTTATAAAAAACATCCATTCAATAAATTGCAAATAGATGGTCCACATTTTACAGGATATATTCCACCTGGGCTAGATGCTGAACCAATACCACATCAAAATATAATAAAGGGCGACTCGAAATATCTCAACATAGCCGCTGCATCTATATTAGCTAAACATTATCATGATACAAAATTCTTGAAATTGATTGATGATAATCCTGAACTTGAAAAATATGATTTGAGAAAAAATCAGGGATATGGAACTGCAAAACATCTAGCAGCTATTAAACAATATGGTATAACAAAATTTCATAGAAAAACATTTGGACCATGTAAAAATAATTAGAACATTTTATTAAATTCATATTCAATATATTTGCGAACTACAAATCGATCAAGATAGTAAGATGTTGTCAAAAAAATTACTGCGGCAAACAAATAACATAACATTTTAGATAAAAATATTGACATAATGCTTATATGTCAGAACGATCTGGGAAAAGACCATTTACGCAAATAATATATACAAATCCTTCTATTGGCGATGATATATTTGGTAAATTAAAAACTTGATTATCACCACCATATTTATTGCCTAGAACATAATATAAAGTGGGGTAATCAACAACTTTGAGTGTATGTCCATCACATACAGCAAAATCTTTTGGAGCATAATTGCCTGCAAACATCAATATAGTTCCTATGTAACAACACTCCATACTTATTATGTATATATAAAAAATATTTACATATGTTTACCCAAATGAATTCAGATATTTATCAAACACTTCAAAGTACATTTCCATATGCTGGACAAAAAAATATTTGTGATACTGTTTCTAAATTGCAAAAATCAAACAAGGCATCAATTGTCAAAACTGATTATGAAGCACTTTGTCAAATAATTATGCAAGAATATAAATATTTATGTTATTCAGAAATAGTACAAATAATCAGTGAATTACATTACAAAAATGATGAAAATATGCAGTATTTAGCATGTCTATATTAGTTATCTGTTATACATGATGATTTATCATATGACTTAGGCATATAAGAATGAATTACATCATCTTCGTCTTTAAACGCTTCTCGTTGTAATCTCTTAGAATATTTGAATTGTGCTCTTGATATTTTTTGTGGTTCTAGCAAAGTTACTAGAATAGTATGAATTGGAGCATCACCATATCTATAATAAAAAATACCACCATGCATATCTATTTCATTTAAAATCTTAGTAACATCATCTCGTTTCCAAAACTTGGTAGCAGTTACAAAGAAATTATTATAGTACATTAGAGGCATTTGAGTAATAAATTCAGTTTCAGTATATTCTTTATTATTTATAATGCTTTGAATTTTCTTGAAGCGGTCATAATATGGATTACCGGATGTTAATTTAGCTTGAATAAACATGCCACTATCAATCTGACTTTTGTGTTCAGGTAAAAGTTTTTCAAACATTTCTTTCATACCATAATTACATAAACCACAATCAACATGTACTAAGTTTGATATATATACTAAATCCTTATTAAGTGCAAGTGCAAACAAATCATCTTTAATAGGTTCTTCAATGATACTATCATCATCTAGACGCATTACATAATCATAACCTTCCGTATATTTAAAGAATTTCTTCACCCAAAAATAACACATCAATCTATATTTGAGATTTCGCCAATAAGGAACAGGTTGCAGAGCTATTAAACTACGAACTTTATCTTTATCAATGTGTGAAGGTATCTGGAAATCTTCCTTATCAATCTCTTTAAATGTAACCAGATGTCTCTGATTTTCTCTTATACTTTTGATGATTTCTTCCTGAGATCTTTGATCATAATCACCTTCATGTAATATTATAATAGGATAATTATATTTTTGATTAAAATTCCTGAATAAAAAATATAGACAAGTTTTGAGATAAACTTTTCTTTCAACTGTATTTTGTGTCAATATAAAAATTGCAGCTTTTATTGACGACATGTATATTTAATTGCTATTTAGTAATCTTTATATTATTTAGACCTAGAAATATCATCTAGAACGAGAAATCTTACTTGGTATAGGTATTTGATTAATGCTGATTCTAGGTAAATTAACTGGGTCTAAAGAGCTAGAACTAGTTGTTGTAGCAACAGATGATGTTTTCGATGAAATACATTTTTGTAATTGTTTGTTAAGCTTGTCAATCTTTTTCTTGTTTTCTTGATTATATTGTTTTGCTTCAGATAAACTTAATCTAACCTCATCAGTCTGTGATAAAAATGTATTTATTCCTTGTATATAATAATTATTAAAATCTTCAAATTGTTTAATTTGTGCATCTGTTAATGCTTTTTTATAATAGGCCATTGAGAATAATTCACAATCTAATTCACCGCCTTTATTTATTATAATTGGAGAGGATCCGAGCGTGATTATATCAGTTTTAATCAAAGGATATTCGAATTTAGGTAGTGAATCAATTTTGAATTGTACCTGATTAGAGACATTTTTATTAAAAACTAAACTTAAGAGTATTGGTTTGCCATTTTCTAAAATGCTTATATTTTGGGTAGTAAGTTGTCTTTCATCATTACCGATCGTTATCCATATATCAACTTCTGTAGCAGATTTCTTTTTGAATTCCAAGGAAACACGATTTGGTTGATATGTTGGTGATGTATTACTTGTGTCACCTGTAGACAAAGTATTTCCTAATAATTCAAACATTGTGTGATTTCCTTTAATAGCATTAGTATTAAATTTGACCATAAATAAAATTGTAAATTCAGTCAATTCATAAGAAGATTCATCATTTGCAAATTTTAATGCAATTGGTCCCTTCATTTCAATCCCATTTAATATTGCACTTTCAACGTACGTATTATGTGTAGTAAAAGACATTGATGGATTATAAGTAAAATATGCTAATGTATTGGAATCATCAATAGATGTATCAAAATCATACCATTTCTTATCTGCTTGTATTATTTTATTCTTTTTATTATACGTAGTCAATAATAAAAAATTATCATCATATGCAGGGATAACATCTTGATACGTTGATGATGATGTGGTAAAATATTCAATATTTCTTGGCCTCAAGTGATTAAGTAGATAAAGACTAATTGTTATAAAGAAACTTAACAAAAATGATATTGAATAAACTAATTGTTTCATTTATTTTATACTATCTAATATAAAAATATATAAAGATTTATCAAAATAGTAATATATATAAAATGCCATCAGAAGAAAAGGTAGTCAAAAATGTTGTTTTTTCTGAAGCTAAAAAGAAGAAATCAAAAAAAGATGATGAAGATGAGAATGTTCTAGAAGAACTTATAAATGATGATAAACCAGAAGATGATGACGAAATTGATGACGATGAAGATGAAGATGACGATGAAGATGAAGATGAAGATGAAGATGACGATGAAGATGAAGATGAAGGTGATGGGCTAACAGATGTTGGGTTATACAATGTATTGGGTAATTTCTTGATGGATGAGGATGGTAATTCAATTGGTATCTCACTATCAAATATTGCAAAAGAATTAGCTAAACTGAATCATAGTCTTAAGAAATATGTTAGCAAGAATTGAGATACATAATCCATTTTGATTTTTCAAGTTTAATATTTTTATTTTGATCTTTGATATAAAGACCATATTGTCCAAGTAACAATTGAGTTCCATCTTCAAGTGTTTTAGGTAATGAAGATAAGAATCTGATATCTTGATCAGTTAATTTATCAGCAGATAATCCTCTCCAATTTAAATATGATTCAATATTCATATATTTGTTTTGTTCTGAATTATAATAGCAATATCCATATTTAGTTTTAACTATACCAGTAGATTTATCTCTTGATGTCTTCGAATTAGTATTTACTATTATGGATATGGGTAATAAATGATTATTATAGAACTCATCCAGTATCAATCTTTTAGTTATGATTTTATTACTGATATCATCCAAATCACTTTCCATCTTTGAAGTAAAATGTATATCTAGTAAGAATGGCACAATGGTTTTAAGATGGTTTATTATATCAACAGCAAGTGTTGTAGGAACTAAGAGATCCTTTGATTTTCCGCCAATTGTTATTTTGTCCTGAATTTCTGCGATATTATCATTATTATTTTTTACATATTTATGAACTATAAATTCTTTCTGTGGATTTTGTCCTTTAATAACATAATGTTTTTGAAATAACTTATCTATAATAGAAGTGTATGTCGATGGTCTACCTATTCCTTCTTTTTCGAGTGCTTTGATAAGACCAATTTCATTATATAAAGATGGTGGATTATCAATATTTGGCAATCCAATATACTCCAAACATTTAAGATTTTCGTTTGTCAAACTTTCCTTAAATGCGTTCAAAGATATACTATCATCATTATCTTGATATACAACTAAATATCCTTTTGATATAAGAAATGATTTTGCGTATCTAAATAGATAATTCAAATTATCATAATATAGTAGTATTTCAAGGTTTGTATATTCAGCATTTATCATCTGTGATGCAACAGTGCGCTTCCATATTAATTTGTATAACTTATTATGCTCATCTGATAGATTTGACAAATGTGTCTCGCGAATATTAGTAATACGAATAGCCTCATGTGCTTCCTGAGCATTTGCTATTTTATTTTTATAATTTCTAAATTTAGCAGAATCTTGCCCATATGTTTCTTTGACATATGCAATAATAATGTTTTTGAAATCATTAGAAATATTCGTTGAGTCTGTTCTCATATATGTAATGTGACCATTTTCATATAGTTCCTGTGCAAGTTGCATAGTTTTTTTTGATGTGAATCTATGCCTTGTATATGCATCTTGTTGCAAAGTCGTGGTAGTATATGGTGCACTGGGGCTTTCTTGATGTGGTTTCTCATTTACTGTAATAGATGGCTTGTCCTTCAAATTTAATGCTGATAAAATCTCAATTAATGTATTTTTATCTGATATTTTTAAGATTTCAAGGTTAGACTTATCACAGAGCTTGAATTCTAGTTTACTTTTGTTACTTTTATTTAGAATATATATGCCAACAATATTCCAATAAGAGTGTGCTGAAAACTCTTGAATACTTTGCATCATATTTACTATCATCATTAATGCAACTGATTGTACTCTCCCTACACTCAAAGTATTATCATTGAACTTACTCCATAATAATGGTGATAATTTATAACCGACTAATCTATCAATAAAACGACGTGCTTCTTGTGCACAAACCATATCTTGATTTATTTCTTGTGGTGTATTAATAGCTTCAGTTACTGCTTTTTTTGTAATTTCGTGGAATTTAATACGATGACAAGGTTTGTTTTTTAAGACATCTTTTATTGAGTTATAAATATGATGGGCAATTGCTTCCCCTTCAGTATCTGGATCAGATGCTAAATAGATAGCAGATGCTTTACGAACATTTGTTCTTATATTGTCAATAATTTTATGTTTTGTTACTTGATATGTACCTTCCCATGTATTAGTATCAATTCCTAAATTAGATTTAGGTAAATCACAAATGTGTCCTAAGGAACAAATCACTGTATATTTATTATCAAGATATTTTGCAATAGTTTTTGTTTTAGTGTAGCTTTCTACAATAATGAGAGGTTGCATTTTTGAATAATATATTAGTTATGTATAAAATCATTTTTTATATTATTTCGATTGCATAGTAGGAGGGCAATCATAAGAAAGAGTAGCCCAATTACTATTTGATTCTAGTTTTATGAGTTCAGTAGAATCATAATCTGATTTTGGCACACATCTACCATATAATTGAGTATTCAAATATAAATTTTGATTTTTTGTAAAAGCTGGACAATACGATGATATTCCTGCGCCATCATATATACCCTCCAATCCATCATTTGCTCTGACAGATAATGGTTCAAGTGGTTTAGAAAAATATGTAAATTCTTGTGTTGTCTGCGTGGAATTTGTTCCGAATTCTGGTAAGTCTTGTGTAAGTTTTTGTTGATATGCATCATCTATGGCAAATTGTTCAAGTATAGAATGATCAAAGAACACCCAAAATAATACAATAACTAGTAATAAAAATAGTACAAAAATATAATGTACATTTGATTTAGATTTTGGCATAAGTATCTATTTAGAAATCACAAAATATTCTTTACAAGATTCGACAAATCGTGAATTTTTTTCTCCCATAATTTAGGAGACCTTTCTTGTAAGATACTTTGATAAATATTCTGTAACTCAAATCTCTTATCTTCTATCAACTTCATACGACTCTTGAGTACATTATCACATTCTATAATATTCATTTTCCAAAATTCTTCAATATCATCTCGTGTATCTATGTCTATATCATTATCCGTGTAAATATTTATTTTTCTGATAGCCCATCTATTGATTGTCTGTCTTGTGTATATATACATCCCGATATGCTGTAATTGTACATTGATAATATGATGTTTTAATACTTTGACATCTCTTAATAAATATAAAAAATCTTGTAAAGTACATTTTTTATTGTTTAAATATATACGTAATTTTGAATCTGTATCATCTGGTAGTATAGCATTTATGCATTCATTTTGCTCACAAAAAGAAGACTTGAACATTGACACTATATCATCTTCACTAAGACCATTATCAAACCATTTTTTATTACAAGCTTTTAAATCATTAATACAAATATTATCAATAGTTTTAAAGAAAGTCACATCATCTGAATTGATAGATATATTAACAGAATGGCTATTATCAGATCCTATTCTTGTTATATTTTTAATAGTGACATCAGTCATATCATAAAACATACTGTCCTTTAGATGCGAAACATAGTATTTTTTTTTGAATACTGGTTTTTCAAATACTATGTTCATTTTATATTCTATTTTTTCTGTTATTTAGTAAGATATACGATATATATATGGAAACGCATGAAAGAAGTGGCATTATAAATTTATTAATAGCTTATATCAAAGACGAAATATTAAAATCAGATATTAGAACAGAAATTATTAAACCAATACTTGTGTATTTATTATACTATATTATCCCATTTGTTATCATATTCATATTTTTGAATTTTCTGGCAACCATAGCAGCCGTTTTCCTAGTTTCTTATTTACGAAAATAAAAAGTATAACATATATAATAGATATGGGTAAAAAAACTGGCGGAAACATATTAAATAATATGGTAAATGGCGTTTTTGGTTCTGGTCCAACTGTCCCAGATGGAGTGTCAACATCTTCATTAACAGGAAATATGGTTGGTGGTCGTAAACCAAGAGGAAAACAAAGCTCTAAAAAGCTTAAAAAGGGTGGTACAAATTTGACCCCATTTTTAACAGCAATAATGGCATTAGGTTTACGATATGCCAATGAAGCTGTGGATGGTAAACGTAGAGGGCGTAGGGGTAAGCGAAGAGGTGGTAATGCAGTGCCTTCTCTAGAACATTTTGTAGAAAGCATTAAGTTCGGAGAATCATCACCTTTCAAGTTTAATGAGAGTGGTGGTGATGACACATCTAAATTTTCAGCATCTAGTTTGAGACCAGCTTCTGAATTGTCAACAGGAACTTATTCAGCCGTTGTTTCTGGTGGAAAAGGATCTAGAAAACGCAAGACAATGAGAAAACGACGAGGTGGAGAAGAACCAACTGGTCCTAGTAAAGATGGTGATCAACAAGATCTTGAACCTGTTGAACAATTAGATGATCAAGTTTATAAACCAAATGGTGCTTTACCTGATGATTTGCCAGATGATTTGCCAGATGATTTGCCAGATGATGCAGTTATGATTACAAGCGATACACAAGATCTTACTACTGGAGGTGCAAAATCAAAAAGACATGTTTATAAGAGACGTCAAGGCGGAAATCATGTACCTGGGCATGTTGATGCTGTCATAGGTGGAAGACGCAGAAAACGCCGTGGTGGAGATGGTGAAATGGTGCCTAATGTACCAACAGTTCCAGAAGTCAATGGAACTGTTGTAGGTGGAAGACGCAGAAAACGCCGTGGTGGAGATGGTGAAATGGTGCCTAATGTACCTGATGTACCTAATATACCAACAGTTCCAGAAGTCAGTGGAACTGTTGTAGGTGGAAGACGCAGAAAACGCCGTGGTGGAGATGGTGAAATGTTACCTAATGTACCTACAGTTCCAGATGTTAGTGCAACTGTCGTAGGAGGAAGACGCAGAAAACGCCGTGGTGGTGGAGAAGGTGAAATGTCATCAGTAATGGAAGAGGCACAATCACTTAATCCACTGCAAGGCGGTAAGAAAAAACGAAGAGGAGGTAATGATAGCTGTAGTGTTACCGAACAAGCTGGTGGTAAAAAACGAAGGGGTAAGAAGTAAAGATTTTATTCATATATAAGACCTTTTGTCTCATTAAGCATTATAAGTGACTTAGCATAAGCATTTGAATCATAGTTTTTAACAATATACCAAGCGCGTTTATAAGTATCCTCAATTGTTTCAATTGGTTCTTGCTCTATTAAGTACATTTTTCCTTGATATTGTAAAACAATCATTGTTGATATATATATCATATGATTAAATCATTTTTTATATATCCTGCGAATATGCAGTATATAATATTATATAATCTAAAAAACAAGTAATGACTGAAGAAAGAAAAGAACTATTTGAATTATTAGATTTTTCACAGGCAAAAAAAGTACATATATTACAGTCACTTATTGCCAAACAAACATTATTAGATTCTATTGATGTTTCTCAAGATGTTTATAATGATACAGGTATAGATAAATGGTGTTCAACATTACCAGTTCTTGAAGGAAGCAAACTTCTAATACAATATTTAGTTCGTTGTCCCATAAATGACAAAAATGTACTTTCACAACGTCAGAAAGCATATCAGTATTTCCAAAAAAATAAGGAAAACATAGATTTTAATATTCTCAAGGAATATGAAGATGATATCTTGTGGATATACAAACTAAATGATGAAATCAAAGCAAATAATCTTATAAATGTACTTTTCCCATCCCCTTATATAGTGTCATTTGTCAACTATATAGAACCTCTTCTTGAATTATATCATATGTATAAAATATATTTTATACCCCTCAATGTTATAGCATATCCTATTTTATCATTATTTGGTCCTTTATATTATTTGAACAGATATTTGAATTTTTCAATATCCATTTCAACATATCTTACTATGGTTTCAAAAATATTTAAATATTTTTTCACATTCACTGGAAATATAAAAACAACTTTGATCAAAATTATATCCATATCATTTTATGGTTTTCTATTTTTTTACAATATATATCAGACCCTCGAGTATTCCTACTTACTTTATTCCATTAAAGATACGTTATACAAGAAAATTCACAATCTCAACATATTTATTAAAGAGGTTAGTCAATTATCAAAAGAAGCTAAAACTCATATACAACATTTTATTAAAACAAATAGTATAAATGAAACATTAAATATAAGTAATAATTTCCCAAGCATCTATCGCCTCTGGAAAGATAATAAATTGAAAGATAAAATATCAAACTTGTTAGCAAATGTTTATGTTGTTGATATCTTAAATGCAATGAGCAAGCAACTTTATAAGTATGATTGGTCAATATGTAATTATACTCAAGATAATACTAAAATATGGAATATGAAAAACCCAATCCTATCATCCAAACAAGTAAGTAACCCTGTCAACTTATCAAAGAATATTATAATGACTGGTCCAAATGCAGCAGGTAAAACAACATATGTTAAATCTATATTAAGTAATATAATCCTAGCACAGACATTTGGTATTGTTAATGCACTAAAGGCAGATATCTGTCTCTATGATAATATTATATCATTTATGAGAATAACAGATGTACTTGGAAGCAAATCTTATTTTGAGGCTGAAGCAGAATATTGTATGCGAATGATGCAAAAAGCTAAGTATTTATCAGATAATAATATGAAAGGATTGTTTTTAATGGATGAACCTATGCATTCTACACCTCCAACAGAAGGAATGGCTACAGCATATGCAGTAGCTGAATATATTGGTAAATTAAAGGGAGCTACAGTAATACTCACTACTCATTTCCATAAATTAGTATTACTTGAAAAGGAATATCCACAATATTTTGTAAATCTATCAGTTGAAGCTCATAAACAGGCAGATGGAACATTTTATTTCCCATATAAGATAAGCAGAGGGTATTCTTATCAATGTATTGCAATTGAACTTTTATTATCAAAGGAGTTTCCGGAAGAAGTTATCATAAGTGCGATAAATATGAAAAACAAAATTTGTAGTGAATTAGTAGATAAATCGAAGGATGTTTTCAACTAAATCTATTTTTATATATTTTCTGATGGTATTAGCATTTATGTTTTTGTTGCTATATGTTTGGCGTAGAATCTATGGTCTTGAAGCTTATTCTCTAATTCTAGAAAAGAAACTTATCAACTTACGAAAAGAAAACAAGGAATTACAAGGAATGTTGAATGATACAAGAGATTGTTCATTCAATGATGCAGATGCTTTGTTAAATGAAATATTTAAACCTCCTGTTAAAAAATGTACTCAACGTTCTTGTAATAAGGAAGATGAAGTTCATATTAAATTTGTAGACAATGAAGATAATGTAACAAAAAAAGATGAACTATCAGAATTGTCAGACTTAGTTGTTATGCCAGTTGACACTGAAAAAAATCAGGATAATGAATCTGTTATATCAGATGTCAATGGAATTAATGGAGTATATAATAGAAAAAAACTTGCAAAATATAATCTAGAAAAGCTAAAAGAAATTTGTGCAGAAATGAATATCTCAGTTGAAGGCACGAAAAATACACTTATAGATAGAATATTAGGTTCTAGTGTGTAATAAAAAATCTCTTATAATCAATAGAGTAGATGAGTTCTTGCACAACCATTAATGGTAAAGTATGTCCATCTAGGATGAATGATGGTAGAGCTTTTACAGACTATAGACCTAAATACATAACAAATACTGAATTAATGTCTGAATTACGTAACAATAATATGATTGCATCTAGTTATGAATCACGAATGTACTTGCAAAAAAATGCTGATAATATTATACAAAGATCACAGGCTAGTGCCTTTGAAAATCTTGCTTGCGCATGTACTCCTTATCAAAATGAAGTGATGGGAATAAATACAATGCAACCAGAAAGATATATTGTCAAATGCAATAGTGCATCTTGTTATCGCGAGGAAATCAACCCTTCTGGTATTGGTGATGGCAGACAATACTAATAATTAAATTTAATCTACTTTTTTTTGCTTATTGTTATAATAGAGTGAATATTATAATGGAATTTGAGAATGAATTTATGTTTTGTAACATAGAATTTCTAAATAATTTTAGAAATATCAAAATTACCGGTATGGTTCATAATAGATTATTATATAAAAATGTACTTTTAATAGCCCCTAATAGTATAAACAGGACAGCTTCATATTCAGGCACAGGTTTACCTTTTCCATGTGCTGATATTGCATTTGAAAATAGTCCAAATGTTTATGAAGTAGATACAACTGGTATGATTGATACAGTATTTACATATCCTAACAGTTATTATACTGTTGCAAACAAAAAGAAAATAATATCATCTGTCTTTGCTGTATTTGAATTAAATGACGGAACACATAATTTTGTAAGATTGCAACTCAAGGATATATATCCATTGCGTACGTTAGTAAATAGAGAAAGTCGAAATGGTCCAGAGTTTTATGAGATTAAACACGAAATTCTAGATGTCAATACTTCTGAGTTAGTGTTACGCCAGTATGCAAAAATAAAGACCATGTATAATATAGCTTAAAAATGCCTATAATACCAAAAATATTATATTTTAATGATAATAGATAGAGAATATATAGGAGGATATGGCAAGAAGCAATACTGTTATTATGTCATTTTCAATTGCAATGTTTCTTTTATTGATACTTTTATTAGTATTAACGTATAATTCAAAGTGCAATATGAATAATTCTGAAAAATTTTATGAGTTAACACTCGCTGAACAAGCTGAAAATAAACGTGGTGAATTTGGAGTAGAATACAACCCAGGTGGAGGCGGTAGTGCACCCTCTGGTCTAACCGAATTTGCACCCCCAATGCGTTCATTGTCAGATAGAACACAAGATGGCATAAGTGCATCTGATCCAATGGGAAACTCTTCCTTTTGCACAGCAGACAAGAAGAATGAAAATTTGTTAATGGAAACACAAGTAGCTGGATCATGTATATCAAGGGATAGATTAACATCTGCGGATTTATTGCCATTAGATGCTAATAGCAAATGGGCCGAATTAAATCCACAATGTGCTGGTGATTTACAAGATCAAAATTATTTAACAGCTGGATATCACATTGGAATCAACACTGTTGGACAATCTATGCGTAATGCTAATTTACAATTAAGATATGAACCACCCAACCCTCAGATACCAGTATCACCTTGGAGTATAAGTACTATTGAACCAGATCAAAGAGGTAGAGGGCTTATGGATGTTGGTGCTCCTCCAAGCACTTAATACAAATACATACAAAATATTATACATATAAACTTCATTTTTTCAACTAATAAACGCAGTACTTAAAGCTTTTATTTGTCTTGATATCAATGACAGATTCTTGTGAAGAATTATTATTAACATCACTTACAAACTACTATAAGGATAATTTGCATCAAGCAAAAACTTTGCAAACAATTATTGATGGCAAACACCATCTTTCACTTCGATTGATTGATTGGTTAGTAACGCATTATTCCAAAGCTAATAATATATTTTATTGGATACATAAAAATGAAGATGAAGTATATGAAACATATCCTACACATATAACAGATACTAAGAATATACGCAAGATAAATCTCTACCTAGATTACAGAGCGCAATTAAAATCATTTGCCAAAATAAATTTTGATTCATTCAGGCGACACAATAGAATTTCCTTTTTATTGGATCTAAATGATACAAGTTCATGTATTGAAACAACTCTTGGACAACTCAATTTCTTTCGCTGGGCATTTAATAATAATGTACTTCAATACGCATTGAAAAACTATGATAAAATATATAAACATATGATTGATAACAATTCATATAAAAAACAAAAAAAAGTAAAACAGCATAATAGTATTCAAGATATTACTAAAGCTATGTGTACCTTACGTTTCGATTAAAGGATTCCATTTCTATTTAACCTTTCCTCTATAGTATCTAAACGTGCCGTTAAACTGTTTACCAGTCTACTTAGTATATTTGATGTACTATGTATGCTTTCTGTTAATTCTGCGATTTGAGCGCTATTATTTCCTATATTTTCTGTTGTTGAATAATTATTACCATATCCAACTACTTCAATTTTATTTACAACTAGGTGATTTATCATCAATCTACCACCATAATAGCCATTTACTATCATTTGATTGCTTGTACCATTATTAATATGATCCAATGTGACATATGGCAATCTATTATTGAAATTCATATTGAAATATGATGTGAATTTGGTATAGAAATCTGCTTCAATGCGCGCATCAACAAAATCCTTTAATTCTTGATTTATGACAGTTTTTAATTGATTATCTATCAATATATTTAGCCTATCATTATTATAATAAAAATTACTATTTCCCTCTGGAACATCATCTGTATTTAACACTAATTTAGTCCATACCATTTCATTATTTGATGACAATGATAATGCAACATTTTTATTCATAAGTGAACTTTCTGGTGGTGAAGGCAATATATAGGTGATATTTTGATTTAAATTGGAATTTGATACTAGACCTATTGTATGCAATGAAGTATTATTAATATTTCCAACTACCATCTTATCAGTAAATATTGCATTTTGCGCATATAATGATGCATTATTTTGTAAAAGATTATCTATATCTAATGTATCAATTTGATGAAAATCAATACCAGTAACCAATGGTGAAGTTTGGTTTCCTAATATTATGGCTTTTATACCATCATAATTATCATATTTAACAAAAGAATTACCAATATTAACAGTAAATCTATTATCATCATAAAGATGATTTCCAATCAAAATAGGTTCAGATTCAATTAGATTTGAAAAATATGTGCCAGTGTTCTTCAATGATTGATTACCAATAACAATAATATTGCTAGTATGTTTATTATTATTTAAGACATTATCATTACCTACGAAGACTGATGAAGATACATTTGGTATTAAGTTTCTATTACCTAGATTAATATTATTATTTCCAGTAATATAACTATCTCTACCTATGGATATGTTATTAATACCAGAGTTATATTGTGCATATCCAATTGTAATAGTTTGTGTTCCTACTTCACGATTATAACCAATAGCAATAGAATCTATAATTGTAGCATCAATTATTTCATTATTGCCACGGCCTATAATAATAGTATTAGAACTATTTCGGACATTTAATCCTGCTTCTTTACCTATATAAATAGTGTCCTTGGCATTAAGAGTATTTTGCCCAGCCTTATAACCTACATATGTATTAAAAAAATTCTTGTACAGCAAATTACCTACTGGTAAATTTTTACCAGCATATTCACCAATAATAACAGATTGACTATTGAAACTAATATTGTTTGTAATAATTGCACTATTAAAACGTGGTAATCCAGATGGTAAAATATTATTCATTATATTCTTATTTTATAGAACAATCTTATATATAAACACAGATAAGCCACCAAAAATAGATAGAAAATATAAGATTGCAACAAGATGAAACAAGGTTTCACTTGTATAATTAATTGGTTCTGACTGACATTCCTTATCTATTGCATTAATAACTTGATTCAATTCATAGTTTTTAGTATCTGATTTTTGCAAATCTAATAAATATTCCATATTATATATCGTATTCATTTGTGTAAATATATTCATGTATTTTAGCCTTAAACCTTTGCATTTTATTTTTATATAATATAATGATAGAAATGCAAAGAAAAGACAATAAAAAGTCTGACAAGAAAACAAAGAAACCTACTTCAAATTCTCAAAATTTATTGAAAAAAGCTTATAAAAATTATACACAAGGTAAAAAATCAGTGTTACGTGGTGGACAAGCTTATTTGGGTGATTTACCTTTATCATTGAATAATGTTTATAATACATCTGGATTAAACATAGGCGATAAAGATTTCACATCACACGCCATAGTTAGAATACCAAGAGCTCCATTTTCCAATATGACAATAGCATAATAACTAGGGCTACGGAAAAGAAGATGTCATTGCATTATATGCTCTATATGTATTATCTGGAATATACTCATATTGGTTATGAATTATAGCAAATTTCTCTAGAGTTGTTAACATATTCCTAGACAATATCATGAATTCAGTGATACTTCGATAAATTTCTGTATAAGGATTTAGTCCATAGGTATGTTTCAATGTGGATGGTATAATAATAAATAAAGAGTACATTATTTCAATAATATTATCTCTGATATCAGTAAAAATTGGTATAAATTGTACTGCATCATATCTATCAGACAATATATAAATATATATTTTCATTATTTTATTCATATTTAGTATAATATCACTATATCTCGTTTTATTAAATTTTATCACAAATCTTAAGTTGGTCACTATTTTCATAAGGTCTTTGTTTTCTTTTAGATATTTTACGGTTTTTGGAAACTTATCTAAATAAAAAATTTTGTCATACGTATTTTCTCTATCCTTAATATCATCATCTAGAGTATTTTCTTGATAATTCAAGTTTGTAGCCTTATCATTTGCTACTTTTTGTAGATATAAGTATATTACAAGAATCAATATACAAATAATAATTAAAGCTATCAATTTATTACTTTTTAGGTTTTGTAAAATATAGAATATAATAGCTAGTGTAAAGATAAAAATATATGTTTCTATAAATACGTACTCAAACATGCTAAGCAATCTTAAAGATAGCTTACATAAAAATAATGTATCAAGCATCAGCCGCATCTATAAAATATAATATAAAGGAAAATAAGATTAATAATATTCCTAAATAAATTCTACGTTCTGGTAACAAAAAAATGTTTAATAACCCTTGTCTATATACTTTCGAATCAATAAACTTTCTTTGTGAATTTAATGTTGTAAAATCATTAATAATATCAATTACTGTTTGAATAGTTCCTGAATATAGGTCATATATAGTATATTCATGCAACATTTTAGGCATATTAACTTGCGAAGCAGGGGGTAGGACATCAAGAAGTTGATTTATTTTGTTTTCAATATAGTTTTCAATCTGTGCAGATAATCTAATATTACTTGAATTCATATCTATCTGCATTACTTCATCTAATTTTATTATATATTCTATTTTTAGACATTTTTAATGTAGTTCTATATGATATGCATCAAATCAACATTAGATATTAAATTTCTGCGACAACAATATCTTGTTAACCCAAGACTATCCAATAATTCTTTTGATTGAACTTCATCAAAATTTTTATAGAGTCCATTATCATCTTTCTTCTGTTTTGTTTTCAATTTCTCTACTTCTTGCATATAATAATCAATTTTGTCGGCCATTACTTTGCCACACGTAAAACATCGGATTGGAATAATCATTCTGCTTTAATTATCTATATATTTTGTATATTTTAAATCATTTTTTTATTATTGCGGATTTTGGTAAATAATTGAATTTTATTTTATGCATATAAATATAGGTATTATAAAATGTCGTTATCAGCTATTTTTGGTAAGTTTGATGAAATAGAAAGAAAAATAGCATCTATCAGTAACCAATCAGTGTCAGGTGTTGCACCATCTGTTAACTTGGATGATGTTTATCATCGTCTAGGTGTTTTAGAAGGAATGCCTAATGTCAATAATAAATTAGCAGAACTAGAATCCAGAATGCTACCAGCCGAGTTGCCTCAAAAGGTTGCAGAACTAGAATCCAGAATGCTTCCTGTAGAGTTACCTCAAAAGGTTGCAGAACTAGAAAC